TAACGAGCAAATCATTATCTATGATCCAAAGAGTTGGTAGACTCTTAAGATTTAAAGACGGCAAGAAAAGTAAAATAATGATATTTTACGTCCCAAATAGTCAAGAAGAAAAGTGGCTAAAATCTGCTGTTAAAAGTTTAAATAATGTAGTATGGGAAACTATAAATTATGAATAAAAAAAATTTGAGATGTTAATAAATAGTATTATATTTGTAGTAATCTTATACATGCTTGCTGCAAACCCTTGGTTTAAATTAATCGTCAATGACGCTGGTATAATACTGGCCATAATTGGATCTGATTACATTTGGAATGAAGAAGAAGACTCATTACAAATAGTTGAGCGTATAACTATTCACAAAATATATATGTTCAAATGAAAATAGATATTGATTTAAAATTATTAGAGGCGACAGGTTTATCTGCGGATGAATACTGTTGCCTTTATTTATTATGGCGTAAAGGTTTTACTTGGTTAGAAGAAATAGAATTTGATCCAGATTGGCAGAAACTAGAACAGATAGGTTACATAGAATTATCACCTGAGGTGACAGATTGTAAAGTGACAGAAAATTTTATAAAATTGTTTCATGACGATTTTGACTCAATGTTTACAGAATTAGTAAATACATATCCTATGAAAGTTAAATCTCCTTCAAGAGGTGTTAGGATATTACATGCTAAAGACCCTTCTTCTAAATCAAATTTAAAAGCACGTAATAAATATAAAAAAGTAGTAAATGGCAAAAAACATATCCATGATAACATTATGTTTTTATTAAAAAAACAATTAATGATTGAAAAGGATAATTTTGGATATTTACAGAATTTGGAAACTTGGATTAATAACCATACTTGGGAAAAGTATGAAGAAATAGACTTAGACAATGCAATCAGAACAGAAGGACAACAACGGAACACGCGCCTCCTCTGATGTATTCTCCAAAAGCGGATTTCAACGAATAGATAAAGCTGTTAATCAATCTGTAAAGATTGTTAAAGATGCAATGGCTGGTAAACGAGATGTTTTACCAACCAAATGGAATCGTATGAATAGAAATCTCCTTGGAGGATTACAAAAAGGGAAGCTATATGTGATAGCTGGTAGACCTGGGGTAGGTAAATCAGCTTTTAGTAATCAATTAATTTTTGATATATTGGATGCAAATCCTAATAAAAGATTAGTTGTATTATATTGGACTTTTGAGATGCCTGGATACCAACAAATAATGAGAACTGCTGCTAAAGATGTTAAAAAGCAAGTAGCAGATTTATTATCAGTTGATAAACCTTTATCTCAAAATGACTTTGAGAATTACTCAAAAAACGTAGATAAATTAAAAAATTATAGTATTTATTTTAATAACATACCTAGAAGTATGGAATTCATTCAACAGACAAATGTAGATCTGTGTATGGCTGAGCCAAAAACTATTGTTATTAATTTATATGACCATTCAAGATTGATACCTGGACGTGAAGATACAGAATTAAGAAAACTTAATACTATATCTAAAGGATGTATGTGGATGCAATCACGAATGCAAGTAGTAAATATATTATTATCACAATTAAATAGAAACATAGAACAAGAACATAGAGCTAAGAATCAATACCAACCTTTACTATCAGATATATTTGGAGGTGACAGCATTGGTCAGGATGCACATGTCGTTATGATATTAAATAGACCATATGATTTATATGGTATCACTGATACATATTGTAATGAGGATCCTGTAGGATTACTCGCATGTCATGTAGAAAAAAATAGAGATGGTTTATTAGGAATGATTCCTTATGAAGCAGATATGTCAACGTTCACGATTAAAGAGAGAATAAAAAATGATTGAATTACCAAAAACTAAAGTTAAAGCGACACGTAAATCGCCTAAACATATGGTCATTTATGGCCCTCCCAAGATTGGGAAGACAACAGTGTTGTCACAATTAGATAATTGTTTAATTATTGACTTAGAAGAAGGATCTGATATGGTTGATGCTTTAAAAATTAAAGTTAAAAACTTAAAAGAACTTTCTGAAGTTGGTAAAACAATTACACAAGAAGGTAAACCTTATAAATATGTTGCCATTGACACTATTTCTAAATTAGAAGAATGGTGTGAAGGTGAAGCAAAAAGAATTTATATGGCTACGCCTATGGGTAAAAACTTTGAACAAAAGAACCCTGGTGCATCAGTATTATCCTTGCCAAATGGCGGAGGCTATTTATATTTAAGAATAGCATATAAAAAATGGATAGATAGATTGAATACATTAGCGGATCATATAATCTTAGTTGGACACTTAAAAGATAAGATGCTTGAAAAGAAAGGTAAAGAGGTTGCTGTAAAGGACCTTGATTTAACTGGAAAAATTAAGCAAATTACTTGTGCCAATGCAGATGCTATTGGTTATATTTATAGAGAAGATGAAACTACAATGATTTCATTTAATTCTTTAGAAGATGTGACTGCTGGATCTCGTTGTGAACACTTAAAAGGTCAGACCATGCCTTTAGAATGGTCAAAAATATTTATAGATTAATAACGTTTAAAAATTTAATAAAATGATTGAAGCACGTACTGAAAATCAAGTGGCACCGCCACAAACTCAAACTCCACAAAGAATTACAATTAGTATGATTCTTGAAGATTTAGAAAATGGAACTGATAGAAATGGCATCAGAGAAAAATACAATTTACAAGCATGGGAAGTAACTCAAATGTTTAAGCATCCTGCACTAAAAGGCAAGAAAGCTAAAAAAGTTAGAAAACTATCTTTTGATTTTGTAGATGACACTAATCCTGATGTACTTCCTGGTCAAGTAGACATGATCGAAGCTATTGAAGAAGCTGAAAATACAAGCATGAAAGATGCTATGATTGATGAAATAAATGGCAGAAAACAAATGGATGTTGAAGATCAAATTACTGAAATGGATGGAATTTTAGATGAAGAACCTAATGATGATGAAGATTGGAGTGATGACGAAGATGATGATAACACAGAATATTAATATTAAAAGAGAATAAAAAATGGCAATACAAAGTAATGCAAGTACTCAAGAAGTTATGGGAGGAATAAAATTATATTCAGGCTTAAGTAATTTTAATGTTGTAGCAGTTAATCCTACAATGGAACAATTACATGCAATGGATATTAAAGTAAAAACTGAACCAAATTACTTCTTAGAGTTAAATGGAGAAGATTATTTTAAAGTAGTCTTCTGGATCAAAAATGATGATCTAACTACCAGATTAGAAATACTTATGCAAAATAAAGCACGAGTGTCTCAAAATGGTAAAAATCAGTGGATAAATAAAATTGGTCAATCAACTTGGGCAGAAGGTGAACCATCAATGGATTGGTGGAAAGCTGATGGTCAAAGACATTGTTATGTTGGAGAAGAAACATTGATTAATTTTCTAAAAGCTTGGGCTAATGTAGCTTCAGGCGATGAAGTAACATTAGATACTATTGATAAAATAGTAAAAGGTGATACTTCAGAATTATCTCAATTAATTGCTGGACTTAAAGATAATCAAGTTAGATTATTGATTGGTGTAAAAGATGGTAAATATCAAAGTGTTTATACAAAATGTTTTGGTAGAATTAAACCACAAAGAGATGACATATTTGTTAGAAATTTAAATGATGAATATGGAAACTTTAATGCAGAATTCAACACTGATTTACAATGGGGAACATTCTCACCACAATTAGGGGTTACGACGCCAGATGCAAATGGTGTAGAAGCAGCTCCATTTAGTAATAAAGAAGTTGAAGATTGGGTGTAAACCTTGGAGTTATTCATGGTGCGTAGATAAGTGCGTCATATTAACTGAGACTCCGAGTGGGGCTTTATTGTTTGGGTCCTTTTGAATTAACAGTTAATATAATTTTAAAGATCAAGAGAAGAGGTGCTTATCCGCCTCTTTTCATTTTAATAAAAATATTATGGCAATAAAAAGTAGAAGAAGTGAAGATCACCTTCATACATCAGTTATTATGTCAAGAATTAATTCTTTTGACATATTTAAGTATTATTGTCCTAGTTTTGAACGATTAGGTAAAAAATTTTGTAGTGAATTAAGAAAAGATAATAATCCTACTGCTTCAATTATAAATTGGAATAATAAATTATTATATAAAGACTTTGGCTATTCAGAACATACATTTGATTGTTTTTCTTATGTACAAGCAAAACATCAGTGTTCTTTTGCAGATGCATTACGTATAATAGATATGGATTTTGGATTAGGTTTAGGATCTAATTTAGAAGAAATTAATTATTCTATGGGTATAAAAGCTAAAAAACAAACACTGTTTGAATGGCAAACGCCGCAAAAAATAACAATAATAAAAAAGAAACGTAGAGCTTGGGATAAACGAGATGCTGAATATTGGAAACAATTTGGTATTTCAAAGAAAACATTAGAATATTTTAATGTAGAACCTATTAGTCATTATTGGATTAATGAAAATAGATTTACATGTAAAGATATTACCTACGCCTACAAATATAGAACTAAGTATAAAATATATGCTCCACATTCAGAAGTAAAGTGGATGAGTAATACGACAGCTAGACAAATTCAAGGATGGGTTCAATTAGATGAATCTGAAAAAGAATTTGGTAATGATGTAGTTATTATTACATCATCTTTAAAAGACGTAATGTGTTTACACGACCTCAGGTATCCTGCAATTGCTTTACAAAGCGAAATGCAATTTCCTGAAGATAAATTAATAGAAACTTTGAAAAATAGATTTAAAATGATAGCTTTGTTATATGACAATGATTTTAATAAGGAAAATAATCCTGGACAAAGTATGGCAACCAAAATTATGGGATGCTTTATGTCTTATAAAATACAAAATCTTGTCATTCACGAAAACTATCATTCAAAAGATCTTTCAGATTTTATTTCAATTTATGGTGTTGGAGACGCATCTTTATGGATGGAGTCACAACTTAGACTAGCAAAGAAATTTTATGAGAAAAAAGAAATATTCCCGTTCCAATAAAAATGTTAAAGTAAGAAATGCAACAGCTAAAACATATAAAGGTATTAAATTTAGATCTAAATTAGAACTATTTACATACAGAAAATTACAAGAAGCTGGTATTAAAGCAGACTATGAAAAAACAACATTTGTTATTCAGGACGGATTTGAATTTGACAATAATTGTATTGAACCATCATCAAAAGGATATGGTATAAAAAAATCAAGAAAGATTAGAGCAATTACTTATACTCCTGATTTTATTGATCCTAAAAATAAATGGATTATTGAAGTTAAGGGATATGCTAATGATGTATTTCCTATTAAATGGAAGATGTTTAAAAAATATCTACATGAAAAAGGAAATGAAGCAGTTTTATTCTTACCTAAAAATCAAAAGCAAGTCTTAGATACTATAGAGCGTATCAAAAATTTATAAATTTATGGCAAGTAAATGGGAAACTTGGGCGAATAATCTTCGTCCAGGACAACTCATGGGTATAATCCACTATAATAGTTGGAGCCCCGCTGTATTTCGTCAATATAAAAAATACGACGGAGTAGGTTGGGGAACAGACTATGGAGAAGTGGATGGATTACAATACTTCAGTTTATCTGAAAGATGGAGAAAGCACAAAGACGATGAATGGGCTAATGAAAAAGCTCAAGATATTTTAAATGATAAAATGTGGGTAGAATTCATCAAAACAGATGCTGAACGTAGAGTATTTCCAATTAACCAATCCTGGTTGTCCAAACCACAATTAATAATATATAAAGCATACAAAAAGAGATTTAATTATGAGTATAAGAACTATTGATAAACAAATCCAAGGCACAGAAGGTATTAAAAAGAAAATTAATAAAGGTGCTGAAAAAATGGTTTTTGATATTTTACAATCTACTCAATATTCTATGCCGTTTTCATCTACCGTTAGAGAATTAGTTACAAATGCATGTGACTCTCAACGTGAGAAGGAGATAGCTATAGAAATATTGACAGGAAAGAAAAAAGAAGAAGACTATTATATTGCTAGAGATGGTGAGCAATATAGCGATAGTAATTTTAAAAGAGATTACTATAACATACAACATTTAAACCAAGAAATAAACGATGTAGAAATTGTTTATGAAAAACATAAAGGCGTAGGCTTTTGTGACAGATTTAGAATCATTGACCATGGTGTTGGTATAGGCGATAGAAGAATGGAAGGAGTATTAGAACTAGGCTATTCTACGAAAAGAAATACTAGTGAAAACTTTGGAGCGTTTGGATTAGGCGCAAAAGCTGCTCTCTCAACAGGAGTTGACTTTTATACTATAGAAACTATACACAATGGTAAAAGATTCAAATGTAATTGTTACAATTATAAAACAGATTTTATTATACCTAAATTTAATGTAAAGACAGGTAAAGAGAATCCGTTTGTAACATTTTCAGATGGAACTAAAGTATATTATGAAGAAACTAATGCTTTAAATATGACTGAAATTTCATTTGGTGTTAAGAAGCATAACCGTAATAAAGTTGAAGATTCTATTGAAGAGCAGTTATTATATTTACCACAAGTAAAATTTTATACTGACGATCATGAAGATGGAGGAGAACCATATAGACATGAAAACAAATTTCATCCTGAAGTAACTTACAATTCTAAGAACCTGATTATATCTGATACATATGTATTTAGTAGACCTCATATCGTCGTGGTAAGAGATCATACTGCTACAGCAGGTATTAATTATGGGTTTGTAGATTTTCGTGAGTTGGAGATGGAGAGTTTATGGGGCCCTATAGCATTTAAATGTCCAATGAAACAAACAATGCTTGATCCTGATACAGGTGAAGAGATTATTTTACAAGATGGTGTAGATGTTACTCCTTCTCGTGAGAAAGTTATTTGGAATGATGCTACTAAAGCTTATGTACAGAAACTTATTAAAGCAGCATCTGCAGAAGCAAGTGAACTAGTTGAGAAAGAACTTGAAGAAACAGATTTTATTAAATGGCTTGAAGCATGTGATACTATTTTAAGTAAAGGTAGTGATAATAGTGCTATTAGTAGAATAGCTAATATTATTGATAAAGAAGATTTGAAACCTAAATATTCTGTAGATAAGAGTATTGCGTTTTCAGGTCCTAAATCTTTATTTAAAGACTTAGATGTTAAAGTTATATACATTAAAAGAGATTATAATAAAGGTAACGACGTAATAGAAAGAGAGCCTATAGATAAATGGTCTTACTTTAAAGCAGATAGAATTTATTTAAAAGATAAAAACACTGACTTTAGTAAGTATAAGGATTTACATATAGCAAATAATGAAGTAGGTAGCGTTGGCACTTTCATTGTAATATCAGCTAAAAATGATTTAACTATTCCCGACAAAATTCAATTGATGCAAGAGGGCCAAGAAAAAGTGCAAGCAATGAAACTTTGGAACAAGCAAGTGAAGAAAAGAGATCGTGTATGGGAACTGTTAATGGAATCAGAGTGTATTAAATCTTATGATGATGTAGAAATTGATGAAGAATGGTTAGCAGACTATAAAGAAGAAATGAAATCAGCTGAAGAAGTTGCTAAGTTTGAATCAATTACTCCTGAAGAACGTCGAGAAATAGAGAAGAGGCAAGTTGCTTATACTTTACGTTTAGATGATAAGAAGGATAGTGGATTTACTTGGGACAAAATTGAACCTAAAACTAAAGATCTTATGCGAACTCAAAGAGTTACATATTATGGTAGCACTAAAGATGAGCATAAGTTTCATGTGGCAGGTATAATTTTGAAAAAGCAAGCTCAAACTTATAACGAAACTTACCCTAATTGTAGTACTAATTACGGTGAAGGTGGGGGCAGTGAGCCTATGTATTTTATAGATACCATTCCTGTTAGATATATATCTAGATGGGGAACACATGCAAATAAATTTCCTAAAGATATGATTGACAACGTTAAAAAAGATGTTAACGATTGTCCACAACTAATAAGAGTTAATGAGAAGGTAGCAAAACACCTAGGTAATAATTCTAACTGTAAACATATAGATGAATTTTATTTACAATTAGGTCCTAATAATGAATACACAATGGATAAACACTTAACAAAATGGTATACAGCAAGTAGATTAGAAAATATTAATGACTTAGAATGGATGTCTTTATTAAAAGGGCTTCATCCTACTTTATTTAATACTTTTAAAGATCTATATAATTTAAGAGAAGACACATATGATAGATGGGCGTCAGACAAAGTAGTTAAAAAATCTGATCTATATAAGGATATAGAAAAGATTGTAACTTTTCAACGTTATTGTCTAGAAGTAGAAGATGAAGATGATAAAGAATCTTTAATAGCAGCAAAGAGTAGAGAATTATTTGTAGTTGACGTCGAAGAATGTGCAGGATTGGACATGAAAGTAGAAAATGACTATAAAGATTTATTGGAATTTGCTGATGACATGGGAAATCTCTTAAGTAAGATTGAAAACTGCTGTCCTGATCCTAATGATGATGATCCTATAGACACTGAGTTAGAAAAGGAATTAAAAGTATACTTAAAAGCAAAAAACAGATTAGAATGGGAATAATACCCCCATTAAGCCTTAGAAGGGAGGGTGACCTCCCTTTTTAGGTGAAAACAAATTAATAATTATTAAAAATACAAGCGACATGATTACAATAAATGTTATTGAAGATAAGATCTCAGGATCTTATGGCGACACGCCGTTTAGTGTCCCGTT